ACTTCGGCTCGTACATGGCAGCGGTGATGGCCGAGCAGGATGCCGAGCCCGACGTGAAGATCGCAGGCACCGACGACGTCAAGCCGAAGGATCCGCTTAGCGACTACTTCGGCCAGCTCGAAACGCACGTCTGAGCGCTCGAAGGAACCGGCTGGCCGTTAGATCGACCGAGGAGCACTCGGCACACACCCAGTTCACACCGACGCGCTGCCAGCGCTTGTGGTCGCCGTAGGACGGCCCGCAGGTCACTGGTGCCAACGCTACCCGAGGAGCCAGATGTCACCTTTCTGGCGCCGCAGCGCACCCGACACCGAGGCACTGGTCGAGGCGGCCGTGACCAAGGCCCTCGACACCTACGGCGCCAAGGTGACCGACGTCCGGGAGCGCATGGCGGCGCTGGCGCCCTCGCCAAGCCCGCTCGGCGCCTACTTCAACGACATGCCGCGCACCGAGCCCGACGTGGCGTTCGGCCCGGGCACGCCCATCGGGCCCGCTGCGATCGACCCGGTCAACGAGCAGGGACGCACCGAGCCGCGGACCTACCAGTACCCGGTCGCCTGGAACCTCCAGATCTCCGAGCAGCGCCACGTCCCCTTCGCCATCTTGCGCAAGGCGGCCGACGTCGACATGGTGCGGCGCTGCATCGAGATCCGCAAGGCGGACATCGTCGGCCTTGAGTGGGACATCACGCTGAGCGACACCGCGGTGCGCCAGGCGATGGACGACCTCGGAGAGCGGAACCGGGCCCGGGCTGCACTGGCCGTGCGCGCCAAGTACGAGGATCAGATCCTCGCCCTCAAGACGTTCTGGGCCAAGCCCGACCGCCTCAACAACCGGACTTTCAGCCAGTGGCTCAGCTCGCTTCTCGAGGAGGTCCTCGTCACGGACGCGCTGAGCATCTACGCGCACCCCAAGACCGGCGGCGGTCCGATCGTCCCGGGCCTCAACTCCATGGTGCACAGCCTGCGCGTCCTCGACGGCTCGACCATCAAGCCGCTCCTCGACCACCTGGGCAACGTGCCCTCGGCACCGCAGCCGGCCTACCAGCAGGTGCTCTACGGCTTCCCGCGCGGCGAGTACACCTACGACCCCGACGCCCGCGGCGAGCTGGCGGCCGACACGCTCATGTACCGGCCGCGCAACCCGCGGGTGGTGAGCCCCTACGGTCTGCCGCCGACCGAGCAGGCGCTCGCCTTCATCGACATCTGGCTCAAGCGCCAGGAGTGGCTGCGCGAGGAGTACAGCTCGGGCGCGAACCCCAACACGTGGTTCAAGCCCACGAGCGAGTCGGCCACCTGGACGCCCCAGCAGCGCCGGATGATGGAGAAGGCGATGAACGCCGACCTCTCGGGCCAGACCGCCGAGCGCGTGATGCTGCACCTGCTCCCGCCCGGCCTCGAGCCGGTCGAGATGAAGGAGTTCGCCGAGAAGTACCAGAGCGACTGGGACGACGTGCTGGCCTTGCGCATCGCCGCCTTCTTCGACGTCATGGGCACCCAGCTCAACATCACGCCCAAGGGCGGTCTCGGTGGCAAGGGCCACCAAGAAGGCGAGGAGGCCAAGTCCGAGGCTCAGGCCCGCCAGCCGACGGTCAACTTCCTGATCGATCTGCTCAACGACCTCTCCGTGCAGTACCTCGGCGCACCCGAGGAGCTCACGTTCATCTTCCGATCCGAGGACGAGGACGACGTCGCCGAGGTCACCCAGAGCCGCCAGACCGAGCTCTTCAGCGGCCAGCAGACGCTCAACGACATCATGGCCGAGACCGGGCGGCCGCTCTTCGACTTCCCCGAAGCCGACATGCCCTTCGTGCTCGCTCCCGGCGCGCCGCTGGTGTTCCTCGAGGGCGCATCGACCCAGCCTCCGGTCCAGCCGACGGGCGTCGATGTGAAGCCCAAGCCCGTACCGCCCGGGCCGGCGAAGCCACCGGTGGATGCCACACCCGAGGAGAAGGCGGCCGAGGTGCGGGCATACAAGCGCTTCGTCGCCAAGGCGCCCAGCCGTGAGTTCGTCTGGAACTTCCACGAGCCCGACGAGGCCAAGTCGATCGAGGCCGATCTGGGAAAAGCGCCGGCCCGGACGCTCCCGGGCGAGACGTTCCGATCACAGCTTGAGCAGTACTACGGCAAGCTGATCGCACAGGCCCTCGCCGTCTCGGCCGACGGCATCGCCGAGACGGTCGAGCGGCGCATGATCCACAAGGACGTGACGCCGGCCGAGCAGTTCGCAGCCGAGGCGGCCATCGAGGCGGGCGTCACGATCGACCGGGCCCAGCTCGTCGAGCTCGTCCGAGAGCTCTACGCCGACGCCTACCTGGCGGGCGGCCACACCGCTCTGGGCCAGTTGCCACAAGGCGCGACGCTCAGCGGCTCGATCGTGGGCCATGAGGCCGGCATCGACTGGTCCAACTGGGAACCGGGCCACGCTGCAGCTGCGGCAAAGGACGCCGACGGCGGGCTCGCGGACTTGCTCCGTGAGGCCGACCAAACGATCCGGGGGATCACAGGATCAGCGATGACGCGCCTCGGCGATGCGCTCGCCGCGGGTCTCGCCGCCGGCGACTCGACCGACACCATCAGCGCTTCGTTGAACGACATCCTGAGTGACCCGGCCCAGGCCGACCGAGTGGCGGTCACCGAGACGGCCCGGGCGATGACCCAGGCGTCCCTCGACGCCTATCAGGCCAACGGTGTCGACCAGTGGAACTGGATACTGAGCGACGGCGCCTGTCCGGTCTGCGAGGCCCAGCGCGACGACAACCCGCACGAGCTGAACGACACCGCGCCGCCGATCCACCCGAACTGCAGGTGCGCGGTCAGCCCGATCGTGCCGGGAGGTGACAACGGCGATGCCTGAGCACTTCCGCAACCTGATCCGCCGGTGTTGGCGTTGTGGCATCAGCAACGTCCAGCTCTTCCGTGACCCGTTGCTCGACTACCCCGACACGCCTCTGTTCGGCCTCTGTGCCGCGTGCACCTTCACCCGGGGGATCATCAAGAACCGCCACACCGAGACCATCGCGAGGCTCCGACATGACGCTCCTTGACGCCCATGTCGAGGCGCACGCGGTCACCGAGCCCCTGACTCGCCAGGTCCGGCGCAACATCGAGCGCAAGGCCAAGACCGCACGCGGGCAGATCGGCCTCAACGGCACCACCTACGTCGGCGTCGGCGGCGTCCGCTGTCGCTACTGCCCGGTGCCGGTGACTGATCCCGCCACAGCGGTGCTCGCCAACGGCCACGTCGCCCACACCGAGTGCGTCGAGCGGATCAACACCCTCGTCGACCAGATCAACCACGACCGGGCATCCGAGCGTCTCGAGGCCGCCGGCCTCGTCTTCGCCAAGCCGAACCTGATCGTGCCCTGAAAGGACCGTCCATGAACAAGGGCTACCTCTACGCCGACATCACCAAGGCCGAGCGCGATGAGAACGGCGACCTGATCGTCACCGGCATCGCGGCGTCACCGACCAAGGACATCGACAAGCAGATCGCGGACCCGACGTGGCTCAAGTCGGCCATGCCGGCGTGGATGACGTGGGGCAACGTCCGCGAGCAGCACTCCAAGATCGCTGCAGGCATCGGCATGGAGCTCGTCGAGGGTGACGGCGACACGTGGACCCTCAAGGCGGCGGTCATCGACCCCGTCACGGCCACCAAGGTCGAGAAGCACGTGCTGAAGGGCTTCTCGGTCGGCATCAAGGGCCCGCGCTACGTCGCCGACAAGTCGGCTCCCGGCGGGCGCATCGTCGGTGGCGAGATCGTCGAGATCAGCCTGGTCGACCGCCCGGCCAACCCCGACTGCCTGATCGAGCTGGCCAAGAGCGCCGGCGGCGAGTGGCACCCGGCCGACGTCGAGAAGGCCGCGGACGACGACACGGTCGACTGCCCGACGTGTGACGGCGACGGCAAGATCCGTGCTGGCAAGGTGGGCTGCCCCGACTGCGGCGGCGACGGAACGGTCACCAAGGCTAAGGCCGCCGAGCTGAAGAAGTCGGTCGAGCTCGATGCCGACGCCATCACCGAAGCCGGCGGCCTCGACAAGTTCGTCCAGGCCGAGCTCGAGAAGAAGGCGCTGTCCTCGGCCGAGATGAACGACCTGCCCGACTCGTCGTTCGCCTACGTCGAGCCGGGCGGTTCGAAGGACGACGACGGCAAGACCGCGCCGCGCTCGAAGCGCCACTTCGCCATCCACGACAAGGCCCATGTCCAGAACGCCCTGTCGCGGGCACCCCAGTCGCCCTTCGGCGACAAGGCGATGCCCAAGATCAAGAAGGCGGCCGAGAAGTTCGGCGTCGAGGTGTCCAAGGCCGTCGAGGTCTGGGAGAGCGCCGTCAACGGCGACCTGCTCAAGGCCGACGACACGAGCGATGACGAGACCTCCGACATCGAGAACGCGGCCGCCGCCCTCAAGATCCTCGCCACCCTGATCCAGTCAGAAGCGGCAGGGCTCGCCGAGGGCGACATGAGCGAGGCGAACGACATCGACACGCTGCTCAGCGCCGTGCGCGCCCTGCGGTGGTTCGTGCAGTCCGAACAGGCCGAAGCGGCCGGGAACCAAGGAGACGACGTGTCCATTCTGAGCTTCGGGGTCGACCCCGACATCGTGAAGGCCGCCACGGCGGACGACGCAACCGACGAGGCGAAGGACGCCTACCGAGCCGAGCTGACCAAGGCGCTCGGCATCGACGACAAGATCGCAGCTGTCATCCCAGACGCCGTGAAGGGTCTGCTCGAAGAGCGCGACGCAGCGCTGGAGGAGCGGATCAAGCGGGTGGAGGACGCAGCGGCACCGGGCGGGCCGGTCACAACCCGCACCCAGGCAGAGGCAGCGAAGGCCACCGAGGCCGACCGTCTGCGCGGCGAGGCGGCGCACTACCGCCAGATCGCAGGCACGGTCGACCACACCACCCGCACCGCCTACCTGGAGAAGGCCACCGAGTGCGATCGCCAGGCGAACGCACTCTCCACCACCACCTAACCAAGGAGCTCTCAAATGCTTGCACCTCCCGCACCGCGCGAGGCGTTTGGCGACTACGAGTACCGCAACGACGGTTCGACGGTCTGGACACCACCCAACAAGTCCGAGATCGTCGAGCGCTTCGAGGCGCTCAAGTCCGCCATGAACGATGCCCATGCCACCGGGTTCTCTCCCATGGAGATCCTGATGCGCAAGGAGGGCATGACGCCCGCGCCGTCCAACCCCATCACGGCCGATGCCATCGCCGAGATCGAGAAGGGCGTCAGCCCCGACGTTCTCGCCTCCATCGCCCCCCAGCTCGAGAAGCTCAAGGGCGTCGAGGCCGACATCGCCAAGGACTGGCTGTCCAACAGCCCGCTGTCGTCGGGCCTTGTCGCCTACGACCTGCAGGCGCCGGCCAAGTACCTGGTGCCGCGTGACACGCCGCTCGTCAACCGCACGCCTCGTACCACCCAGGGCGTCGGCACGACCGGACGGTTCAAGCAGATCCTCGGCGTGACCAACAGCCAGACCGGCGGCGTTGCCGACGTCACCCCCTTCTTCAACTCGGAGTCGGTGGGCACGACGTTCGGTGGCGTGACGGGTCTGCGCCGGCCGCCCAAGATCAGCTACGCCGCGGCGGACCAGGCCATCTTGTTCATGGAGCAGGGCCTGTCCGACAGCGTCTCGATGAAGGCCTTCTACCAATCGCAGGGCTACGAGAACCTGCGTCAGCTCTCCCAGACCGCCCTCTTGTGGGCGACGAAGGTGGGCGAGGAGAAGTCCCTGCTCTTCGGACGCGGCTCGGCGACGGGCTTCACCGGGGCGCTCGCCGCGCCCACAGCTGTGGCCATCGGCGCCAACCAGGCCCCGACGGGTAGCGCGATCGGCAACTCGGCCTTCGTCGCCACGCTGTACTGCTACGTGACGGCGAGGTCCGGTCGCGGTGAGTCGGTGGCCTCCACCGTCGCCTCCTCGACCACGTTCTCGGCGGTCACCGGCAGGACGGCGCTCATCACCTGGACGGACTCGCCGGGAGCGCTCGGGTACAACGTGTACCTCGGCACGGCGACCGGCATCGCCAACGCCTTCTTCGACGGCTCCTCGGCGGTGAACAGCTTCCAGACCACGTTCAACGGCGGCGGCACCGGCGGCGTCCCGAACGCGGGGGCGCAGCCTCCGGGCTCGGACACCTCGGCGGACGCCAACGCGTACGACGGATTCCTGACGGTGCTCGGCAACCCCTCGGTGGCCGGATACACCGCACGGCTGAACGCCGCGCTTTCCACGTCGAACCCCGGCACGGAGTTCCAGTCCGCCTTCGCGGCCCTCTACAACACCGGGGGTCCCGCTGGCGGCCAGGCGCTGTTGGCCCGGCCGAACATCGTGTGGATCTACGCGAACGGCCGTGTGGCGCTGTCCGACGCGCTCAAGACAAACCCGACGGGCGTCGGCTACCGCATCACCATCGACAACGCCGACTCGAACACGGGCGTCAAGCTCGGCTCGATCGTCAACGGCCTCGTCAACGAGGTGACCGGTGACATGGTGGACCTCGAGGTGCATCCGTACATGCCCAAGGGCTGTGCGCTCGTGCACTCCGAGACCCTGCCGATCCCCAATTCGGAAGTCTCCTCGACGGTCGAGGTCCGCAACGTCGTGGACTACACCGCCATCGAGTGGACGCCGATCCAGATGAGCTGGGACCAGAGCACCTACATGCTCGGCGCCCCGCTCTTCTACGCCCCGGTGTTCTCCGGGGCCGTCTTCGGCATCGCCAACTGAGGCAGCCGAGCAGCAGTCGTCCCGGGGGCGGTTCTCCGCTCCGTCCCCGGGACTCTTAGCGGCGTGGAGCAGTCAGGAAGCTCGCTGCGCTCATAACGCAGAGGTCGCTCGGTTCAAATCCGGCCGCCGCCACTCAATCAACATCCCCACCCCTCAACACAAGGAGCAATTGCCATGGACATCGCAGCCGCAGAGCACAGGCTCACCGACTTCGCCGAGGAGGTCGTCGACGACACCGAGCGCGCCTCGCACTCGCAGGTCGGAGCCATCCTCGTCACCACCCTGCACAGCCTGATGGGAATCGTGCCCGAAGGCCCCGACGCCGACGCTGTCATCGACCTGCTGGCCCAGGTGGCCACGCGCGCCCACGCCGCGGTCCACACCGCAGCGGTGGTGACCACGCCGGTCAGCGCCCCGACGCCGGCAGCGCCCGAAGCGGCTCCGGTCGCCTCGACCACGAGCCCGCCAGAGGAGGCTGCTCCCGCGCCAGCCCCCGAGGCCGCACCCGCGGCACCGGCCGCACCGGCGG